TGTACTGTTACGTCTCTCTGGAAGCCCCAGATGCGGTTTTCTGGGAATGTAAGTGATACATAACCAGCTGGCATCAAAGGAACTTCAACCAATGGAAGACCTAGAACACGGTATGCGATTGGGCTACCAAGGGTCTGCGGAGCAGAGCCATCAATAACACGCTCAACGATACGCTCTGAATTCAAGTTACCAGAAGAACCAAGACCGTTTACAATTGCTGCAACGGTTTCAGTGTCTGCATAGAACTTCATGTTTGAACGGGAACCACGGTACTTACGAGGCATTGCAAGAACAAGTCCCTGCAAACTTTCGATAGTTGTACCGTAAGTTGCTGAATTACCATCGGCTTCGATTGATACGAATCCTTCAAGGATGTTCAGGAAGTTGTTTGTACCAGTTCCTGTACCATTGATGGCTAGATCTTCAAGATCGTTAGCAAACGCACGAGTCATGGTACGGACCAAGTGATCCTCCAGACCTGCACCTTCGATATTGTCTTCAAGAGCTTCAGTCGAAACTTCCCAATCAAGACGAATCTTCTTGGTTGTAAGAGTAACCTTTGTGAACTGAACATCAGCGTTAGTGTAGGTTGCATCAGCCTGGGCTGCTGCACGAATTACACGTTCTCCAACATTCATTTTCTCAAGCTCAGTTGTGTTAGCTCTCATTGTGACTCTACGACCATCTTGGGCTAGAACCTGCTGTTCAAAGATATACTCAATAAACTGACGTGACTGTTCAGGCTGCAAAATACCGCCATCAGACACTAGATCACCAACTGGGTTAGTATTGTCAAGAATTCCAGCTGCTGGAGTACTTACTCCACCAATACCACCAGATGCGATAGTACCAGCTGCAGCCGCTTTTTCTAAAATTTCATTATTTTCTGTCATTTTTTATTTCACCTCCAGTTTCTCTTAATGATATAGGTCAGCGGAATTTAGGAAACGTCCACCCCACATAGACCCTTTTCTTATTGTATTGCCCTGAACGATCCCGCCAAGATCGCCAGACTTACGGACAGCGGTATCGTCTTCTAGACCATCCACACGCTTTCCAAACTCTTCAAGACTGCCTCTTACTCCAGCAACTTCTTCTGCTACTGTGGCGTGACCTTTTTTAAGGTCTGCAATCTCTTCATTTAGTGACTTAATTGTTGAAACAAGTTCACTCACTGCCTCTGTTACTGAAACCTTAATTTCGTCAACAGCTTTTACAAGCTCAGAATCAGCTGAATCTGTTTCAACAACAGACTTTTCAACTTCAACGTCATCGGAAGCTTCTTCTGCAACTTCTTCTGCAGGTGCTTCTTCTGGATCAGCAGACTTAACTACTGTTTCCTCAACAGCGTCAACTGCGTCAACTGACTTTTCTACGGTTTCTTCGGCAGGAGCTTCAGCAACAACTTCTTCAGTTGCAACTTCTTCAACGGTCTCTTCTACTACTGTATTATCTTCTGACACGTTGTTCTCCTCCTCTATATTGTTTTTAACAATTGACGCATTATTGTCAATCGCTGATTCAAGCGTTTCGCCTGAAGTTTCTGGGGTTTCGGAAACATCTTCAGATTTAGCAAGGTCTGTAGAACCAATAAACTTATTTAAAATTGATTTAACTGTCATAGCTTTTTCTGTATCCTTTGTCTCAACAAAACCAATATTTTTCATACTGACTTCACATGATGGGCAACTTGAATCGTCAACTTCTGAAAGTCTGACGATACCGTCATTCTCACACCAGTAGACATTTTCAAGATCTGCTTTTGCAATTATACCATCAATTTGTTCATCCTTGTTAACTTTCTGGATTGACACGACATTTGCAAATTGATTTGCTGGATTGTCTACCAAAGATAGTTCATTAAGTTCATAATCTTTAACTACTCTAATTGTTTTGGCAACTTTTTCATCATAGGCATTTTCTGAATCTTTAATTATTCCGCCAATTGAAAAACCTGAAAGAGTGCCATCAAGAACTTTTTCCCAAGTATCCTGAGCACCCTTAGAAATATATGCATCTACATAAACACCGTTATAAAGTTTGTCTGTAGACTTGTCAAAAAACTTTTCTTGTCTAAAATTAACAACTTTACCAACTGCAATAGCTTGATGCATTTCTCTTAAATTACCACGGAATGTTTCAAAAGCCTTTATACTAACATCGGTAGGAACAATGTCTGCTTGCTTATCAAGGTTATCAAGCGTGGCAAATCCAGAAACGATTCTACGCTCTACATCCACTTTAGCAATTGGCATAGATAACTTGATATCATCGTTATCTGAAGTCCAATAAGCCTTGCTTAAATTAGTCATGTTATTCCTATTATATATGTATTTTTTATATGTTTATAATATTGTTATATTATACTACAGATCTTCCTTCGCCACCAGGATTTCTTCCTGTTGTGGTTGCAGTTGAATCAGATGCTTGATCAGTTCTTTGCTGATCTCTTTGTCTTGTTCCAGCCATTTGAGCATTTTGCTCTGCACGTTGTTGAGGGGTCATAACTACTGGAGTGTCTCCTTGTGGAACTACTGGGAGTCCAAGTCTTGGTCTAATATCATTTGGAACAACAACTTGTGCTCTTAGATATCTTTCATCAATTTGACTTTGAGTATTTTCATCAGTCAATGTTAGCTCGTTAAACTTTAATAAAAGAATATCTGTCTTTTCTTTAATAAGCTTATTAATTGTTTTTTCTAAATTCTTTTGGGCTGGTCTTGCTACCTGTTCTTTAAATGTTCTGTCTGAAACAAGTGCGGATGCAATTGAGCTACCAGGATCTGATCCAACTTTTGAAATTGGAACCTGGTGTGCCATAAGAATGTCATGAACATTTGAAGTTCTATATTTATCAAATGATCCTTCTTGAATTCCATTTTCAACTGGCTCCATTTTAAATTCAACTTTATTATCAGGACCATCTCCAGGAAGTGGGATGTAAAGGGTTCTGTGATTTTGTCCACGAAGACCAGACTGCAGGAATCTAAACAACTTATCCTCTGCTTCTGAACTTAGCTTTGCACCCTTTAGTGTAACAATATACCTTGGCACTGCTTTGTTTTCAAAATAATCAATATTGTATCTTGCAGCAAGTTGGTCTCCAACTACTGAAGTTGCAGCAGACACAACATCTGGAACTCCATAGTAGGTATTCTTTGGACTATATTTTTTAATATGAATAAGTTCATTTGGTCGTGAGTCTGTAGTTACAGGGTTTACTGTTTTTGTGTCTTGAAAGTTTTTAAAGAAAACAACTCTTTGATTTACAATCTGAACATAGCCATCACGCATACGTCTTACACGAACTGTTGTTGCAGGGATGTGACCGATATAGCCAATTTCTCCAGTATTCTTTCTTCCAATTTCAATGTATCCATTTCCAGTTGCTTCATAGTCTGTCATTGCTTTTTCAAGGACGTGGGTAAAAGTATCTTCATCATTTAATTCTTCAAGCCAATTTGAAAGTTCAGACTTTGCTCTTTCAACTTTTCTTTGTGCTCTAACTCTTTGATTAACATCTTCAATCTCTTCTATTCTTGCTTTAACAATGTCAGACATTATAAAACCGTATCCAAGACCAACGGTATTTGCAACCTTTGCATTAATTGCAGCATGGTTTGCAAAAGAATTATCAAAAAAGAATGCTAACTCATCAAGATTATAGGGTGGCAATACAACATCAAAAAGACCATAGGCTGTGGTTACGTCTTGCTCTGGAAATAACTGCTTAGTTTTTACACCATCTTGACCAGTGTAAGCCTTGTTCATTCTTGTAATTCTGCGTTTAAAGTTTGCATCTATTCCGTCAAAACTTTTTACAAGATCTCCTTCAGTCATAAAATCATCTGTTTTATTTGCAGAAGGCTTGTTCTTATCTAGATTATCAATTCTAGCTATAACTTCATTAGTCATTTCCATGTTTTTTTAGCCCCTTTGCAGCATCCATAAAAGCCCCAGTGTCAAATTCACTTGGGATGTAGCCTTGCTTCATTCTGTCAATCTGAACAGAATGCTCTTCTTCTGTAATTCTTGTCACTCCTGGCATAAATACAGCCTTTCCTGGACCAGCACCATAGTGTGCTGCAGCCTGTGTAATTCTATTAATAGCAGTTAGGTCATATTTTCTAGCTGGAATGTTCATAAAACTTCCATTGCCGTCTCCAAAGACTCTTCCTGTTTCTGTTTTCCAAACATAAAGACCATATTCAGCATCGTTTTCAACATAGCTTACTTTTGGCTTGTTTGGCAGTTTTTGTAATCCTTCTAGATAATCCATGACATCATTGTACCATAAAATATCGCTTAAACCAAAAATACATCCCAAGTCACGTCATTTATGACTACAACAGAGTCATGGCTAACAGTAACCACACTATTATCATTAACAACTCCAGAAGAAAGACCAGCATAGGTATTAAAAATTTCTTTTCCATCTAAAGAAAGTATTGTTACTTCCAAGGATTCTTGATTTAAAGCTGTTGTCCATGTTGCGGATCCAGACCAGTAGCTCCAATTTTGATTGTCAATTAAATTCCATTTGTCATAAACAACTAATTCTTGTTTAATTGGGTTTAGTTCCATAAAACTTGCAACATTGTCTACTTTTACTCCAGAATATATTTCAATTTCACCAACAACTCCGTCTAAGGGTATGGAGTTTTCTTGTAAAGATATTGCAATATAGTTCCAAGCCAATGGTTCAATTACTATATTGTTTACAAGTTTTCCATTTAAAAAGAATCTGGCGTTAGTAAACTCTGTACCAGTATCAGAATTAAAAATATTTAAGAAAGCTCTTTTTCCATCATCTTCAGGATTTAAAATAATATCATACGAATCATCAGAACTAAATATTTTACCAATTTTTTTTCTTTCAGTGAATAGATCAGATTCGTTATACATTAAGAACATTTGTAATCCAACTACTTCTTGACTATTTTTTAGTGTTTGATTTATTGGAACAGCAATTCCTTTTGTCAAATTTTCATCTATAACTGGTAAAACTTCTATTCCAGAATCTCCAGATAGATATAGGTATGGGGAGGATTCAGTATCTATGACTACTGGGATATTTCTTTTATAAACATACTGATCTTCATTTTTAACTATTGGATAAAATTTTCCTGCAGTAGAAGTATTGATTGAGTAGAATTGTCCTTCATCAAATGACAATGAGGCAAACCCCATATTTTTAATTTTTACGTTTTCTGTATTTACTCCTTTAGAAGAAATTTCAATGTGAACTGTTATGTAGTAGTTAGTAAATCCAGATATGTCTTTTGGTGGGTAGATGATAGTTCCATCAGTAATCTTATACTTTGTATCTTCTGAAGAAGTTATTTCTCCTAAATCTAAAACTCTATTCATCCCGATATTTTCTACATTTGTAAACTGAGAATATACTACTTGACCAATTTCAAGAATATTTTGTAATGTTATATAAACTTTTGTTGACAAAGAATCTTGATAGTTTGAAGATATTTCTCTATACTTTGAAAATATTGAAGTTGGCGTGTCAATATTAAATTGCAATAAATCTAAATCATATTTTAATTTACCGTTAGCTTGGGTTATGTACTTTCCAAAATAAGATAGGGGTATTGAATTTTCCCAATATCCTGAAGCTCCTACATCTAAAATTATTGAAGTATTTGTTGTTTTTGGCAACAAGGTATAAGATCCAATATACTCATATAAATCTGTGTTAAAGTTTTTAATTGCTATACCAGATGAATTAAATATTTGAGAACCATCTTTATCTGTAAAGAAGTCGTTGTTAATTGTTAAAGAAAATATTTTTCCAAGAAATGTCTCTTCTTGATTTCCTGCAAAGTTTAAAGAAAGAGATTCTGGTCTTGAGAAAAAAGATCCAACAGTTGAGTAATATGTTTGTTGAATTTTATCAAAGTCAATACCTGCTGCAAAGTATGAGCTTGCACCAACAGATGCTGAACTTAAAATAGTTTCATTATAAATATACTGAATGCTTCCAGAGTTTATTGCTACTTCAAAAGTATTACCATCAAAATTATTTGAAATGTAAAGCAGTGACTGTCTTGTTGAAACATCGGCTGAAGACTTAAGTATTGAATGTATAGACCTTATTTGAGAACTTGTTTGATTTAATTTTGAAAAATAAATTGTTCCATAAGAGTTGTTTATTGCATATGTATCATTTGGGTCCATTGAAATATAAAGATATTCTTCATCCTGAATTGCATAGTTTTCTTCATAAAATCCTGAAGTAATTAAAGATTTTTCATAACTTGTTGATGCTGAATTGTTGTTAAATATAATTTGTGGCAATTGAGAATCTGGTAAAGTAATACCTTTATCATCAGCTACAAGGTTGTTATAAAATCCATCATTCCATTTGCTTCTATCTGGATACCTTATTGTAGAACTATAGCCAGAAAATGGGAAGTCTACATAGGATAGTGTTCCATTTTTTGAAGCAACAATGTCTTCTTGTTCTTGAACACCTTGTCCAAATACATATCTCTTTTTTGCAACCTGTTCTGCAACAACGTATGGGAATATTGAAAAGGAATCTATTTCAAAAATATGTATAAACTCATTTGTATAGAATCCTAAGTAATCTTCATCTTCTATTGGAAAAGTTGAAATGTTTAAAGATTCAATTGTAATTGATATTACCTTTTCTCCATTAATCATTAAGAATATTTCATTTTGGCTTTGGCAGAAATGAACTAACATTGGTCTATACCATTTTCCAATAAAATAAGACTTAGAATAGTTTCCAACATTTACAGTTATAAAATCTCTATCAATATATATTCCATCTTCTGATGTAAGTGGACCAAATATTCTTCTTCTTGTAAGCGTTTCAGGACTAATTCTTAACCAAAACTCTGTTGTAAGAGTTTTATTATATCCATATTGATTTAAAAATCCTTTTCCAGGAAAAACTAGTGATGGAAAATTGTAATATTGATCTTCTGTTAGATAGGAGTATTGAAGAGCCCCTCCTCCATCAATATACTCTAAATATGCTGCAGAAGAAGATCCTCCGTCAATAGTTATTGACTCTAGGGAAGATCCATCAACTAATTCTGTTAAAAATATTGCATCTTTATTTAATTGAATATTTCCAGAAGAGCCATAAACCATAGGAATCCCAGAAAGTTTTGCAGAAAGAGAATTGTTTAAGCATGTAATATATCCATTATCTAACCCATCACCTAGACCATACGAGTCTAGGACAGTGGACTTTATTACTTCAGAAAAATCTATTAGTGAACTAATGTTGCTTGGTAAATTAACTAAAGACGCACTAGTAATACCAGTGCTTATTGAGTTATAAGGTTCAGACCATTGTCCAACAGATACTCCATTAAAATAAATAGAAGAGTTTGTCTCAGTAGCACTAGCATCTAGGTCATACACTACTCTTATAAAAGGAATAAAACTTACCCCATCTGTACTTTCAGTATGAGATATTTTTTCCCAGATATTTGTTTTTAAAGACGAGTATCTTGTGTAGAACTCTTGTCCATCTAAAACAAACCCTATATCTGTATAGAATGTTGAAGTTTGCTCGGGAATATAAATATAGTTAGAAATACATACGCTACCCTTATTTGGATCAAACTCTAAGTAAGATAATGAAGCTGACAAAGATACTGTAAACTCTACTGTGGCTGCAGATGCAGTAGCAAGATACACTTTATTTACATCTAGGTCTTCAAAGGGGTATCCAGATAGTGTGAAAACAGAAGCTGAGCTAATGGCATTAT